TCAATCCGGTGGCTCGATTGGAGTGACTCAAACCATCCAAATCGTCGCTCTAGGGGCTCTTTCAAGGCTTCCCAAGGTGCTCACAGAAGGAGTCTTATCTAAAGACTTGGACGGCGTACAGATAGAGACAATCCTTTCCGAAGCTCTTTTTTCTCGATGGGATCAAGTACCTGCGGCTTTATCTTGGGAAGATTACGATCCGACGACTCAATGGAAAGACGCTTTCAATTCAGGGCTTGGAGAAATCGATACCGGAAATTATGAATTGGCAGCTCGGTCGGCTTCAACTACCGATATTTATACATTGGTGGCGGCTCTTGCCACATCCGGACTTGGTTATCTTTATGAGAATTCAGTTGGTCAAATCAGCTATGCAGACAGCACTCACAGAGCCCAATATCTATCGGCGAATGGCTTTGTGGATTTGTCCGCCAATGATGCTTTTGCCAGCGGGCTTCAGACGGCGGTGCGGGCTGGCGATGTGCGCAATTTTGTCACAATTGACTATCACAATGGCGGTCAAAAATCGGCATTGGATGAAGACTCAATTGCTCTCTATGGCACATTGGCTCAAAACATTCAAACGACACTTCACAATGCCGTGGACGCACAAGATCAGGCGGATTTCTATTTGAGCCTAAGAGCTTATCCGGTGCCAAACTTCAACCAAATATCCTTTCCGCTTGGATCTCCGGAAATTGACAATTCTGATCGAGACAACTTGCTCAATACCTTTATGGGTATGCCAGTCAATATCATGGATTTGCCGACCAACATGGGCTCAACATTTCAAGGCTTTGTGGAAGGCTGGCAATTTCAGGCGGGCATCAATTCGCTCACGCTCTCGCTTTATATCTCGCCAATCGAATATTCCCTTCAGCCTTTCCGCTGGACGGATGTGCCTGTCGCCGAACAATGGAACACCGTAGATCCTACAATTGATTGGCTCAATGCCAACGCGATCGCATAAGGAGAAGAAATGGCAACAACAACCAATTTTGGCTGGGTGACTCCAGACAATACGGCATTGGTGAAAGATGGTGCGTTGGCAATTCGCACACTCGGATCTAGTGCTGATTCAACAGTCGAAGATCAATACATACTCGCTCTGATGGGAGCAAACTAATGGCAAACACACCCAAAACCCTTGCTCGAGCAGCTGCGGCGACTTCGAGTGCAACCCTTTACACAACACCGGCGAGCACGACCACAATCGTGACAAACATCGCCGTGGCAAATACAGCCGCATCAAGCGCAACTTTTGACCTTTCTTTGAATGGCGTACAGCTTTTCAACGATGTCGCCGTTGCAGCTAACACAACAGCATTCATCGATCTCAAGCAGGTCTTGAACGCAACACAAACAATCACCGGACTCGCTTCGGCGACGACCGTGAACTTCCATATTTCAGGAGTGGAGATCGCGTAATGGGAATTCAAACAATTCCAGCTCCTTCAGCTGGTAAAACAAGCAAAAAGGAAACTTTGCTTTCCGGCACATCTTGGACAGTACCGGCTGGCGTAACCTATGTAATCGCAACTCTTATCGGTGGCGGCGGTGCAGGTGGCGGAGCTTATTCCGAAGACACAAACCAAATCGCAAACAATGGCGCCGGTGGATCAATTGTCACGACAACAGTTTCAACGACTCCGGGTGCATCAATTACTTATGCAATCGGAGCGGGTGGAACTGGTGCAGCTGGTGGATACGGCGGATCAACTGGCGGAGCCGGTGGTACAACTACATTTACCGGAGCAACTTCAGCAACCGGTGGATCAGGTGGACGAGGCACAAATACAAGCGGAAATGCTGGCACAAATGGTCTTGTATCTCCGAACTTTGGCATGCAATCTCGATGGAGCAACTCTGCCGGCGGTGCTGGCGGTTCAGGACAAATCGATCTTGAATACTGGGTATAGGAGTTAATATGAAAAAATTCGCAGTCGTAGAAAACAACAAAGTAGTCAATATCATTGTGGGCGTTGAAGATGAAGTCGTGGCAGCAAATCCCGACAAATACATCGAATATACCGACGGCAATTGGGATTTTAACAACGGCATCGATGGCGGGGATTTCTTTCCAATTCAAATCATTCAGGAACCGCCGGTCGAATGACATATCCAATCGGCACAGCCGCGCTCGCACTCGAAATTGCCAAAGCTGAAATTGGCACAATCGAAGAAGGCGATAACTTGACCAAATATGGCAAGTTCACAAAAGCAGATGGGCTGCCATGGTGCGGCTCATTCTGCAATTGGGTATTGGCACAAGCTGGCGTCAAGGTTCACTCGGTTGTTTCCACAGCCGTGGGAGCCCATAAATTCAAAGAGACATCCCGATGGAGTGAGACACCTGCAATCGGTGATCTTGCATTCATGGACTTTCCACATGACGGAGTAGATCGAATCAGCCATGTGGGAATCGTCGTTGGAATCGATGGCAAGACGATCACTACCATCGAAGGAAACACATCCGGCAACGGCGATCAGCGCAACGGCGGAATGGTGATGGTCAAGAGCCGCACGATTGGCAAAGAAGTGGTCGGCTTTGGTCGTCCTAAATATGTGCCATACAAAGGCGAATATCCAATCATCGAAGTCGTAGCGCCGAAGAAATCCATTCTCAAAAAGGAGAAGAAAAAGTGAAAGAAATCAAAGGACTAGCCGCTTCATGGGCTCGCTCATTTCTAGCAGCTGGCATCGCGGTGTACATGGCAGGAATCACAGATCCAAAGGCAATTGCAGGAGCAGGGCTCGCAGCTGTGCTTCCCGTCGTCTTGCGTTACTTGAATCCAAACGACGCAGCTTTCGGGTTAAAGGGGAAGTGACTCGGAGACTACTCCGGATAGCCCTAGTCTCGGGTCTTGTGCTCGGGCTGTCCGGATGTGGTCAATATCAAGGATGGACACGATATGACTGCCAACTCTTCGAAAACTGGGAAAAGCCTGAATGCAATCCGCCACAATGTCATGTTCAAGGAATCTGTACTCAAGACATACTTGGAGAAAACATCAATGACCAAATCGAGTCGTCGGCTAACCAATGAACAGCTTAAAGCAAGACTCATCGTTTTCATCGGTGTCTGTCTTGCGATGGTCTTTGCATTCTCGGTCTTGGGAATGCTTTACGCTCTCATATTCGTCACACAGCCCATCGGGGCTCAAGCTCCGAATGACAAGGCTTTCATCGACATACTCACGACTCTCACCGTCTTCCTCACAGGAGCACTCGGATCTGTGCTCGCGTCAAATGGGCTGAAGGATAAGCCAAGCGAAAAGCGAATCGACACGCCCAAAAACACGCAGGATTCTTGACGATGTCAGCCTTTTGGTTCACCCTGTACGCAGGGAGTGAAGTTCAGTAGCTCTCGGATCGGGAGCAAAGATGTACGCATTTCAGGAAGTAGCCATGTGGATGCTTTTGGGCGTCCTAGTGGGCTTTACAGCTGGATACACAGCTGGACTCAAAGAAGGAAAGCGCGAAGGATTTATCCGCGGCAAGATTGCGGCTCGTAAGATCAAGGAGTACCGCGACTAATGGGATTCCTAGACAATTACGAGACAGTCAATCAAAAGGTCAAGCGACTTCACGCAACTTACCCAACCAACCGCATCGAGACATCGATTATCGATTGGCAACCGGAAAAAGGATTTATTCTCATCGAGTGCCGGATATATCGTCATTACGAGGATGAGAAGCCAGCCGCCATTGATTACGCACACGGCATGGTTGGGGCTTACAACGCCCAAATGAAGCGATGGTATGTGGAAGATACCGTCAGCTCTGCAATTGGTCGCTGTGCTTCTGTGGTGCTCGGTACCGATGAAAAGCCATCACGCGAGAATATGGAGCAGGTTGAGCATTTGCCAAAGGCTTTCGTCGATGAGGATCCGTGGGCTAAGCCAATTTGGGAAGAAGGATTTACGACTGCAAAGACAGCCGTTCAAGAGATTCAATCACAGCTGGGTGGAGAGATTGAATCGGAATCTCCACTTTGCGCACATGGACACATGATCCGTCGAGATTCCAAGCCGGATGCACCAAAGGCATGGGCGGGCTACTTCTGCACGGAAAAGGCAAAAGCGAGCCAATGCACACCGATTTGGTTGGTGTTGGCAAGCGATGGCAAATGGAAGCAGAAGATCTAATGGGCGAACTATTTATCCAAAAGCCAAACGGGGAAACAATCACAATTGCGCAGGACGGCACAGAGATTCGAGAGAATCAACCAATTCAAATTGATTGGTGCGACAAATGCGAGAAATGGCAATCGCTCGAAGGTGGAGAATCCACTACCTATCAAGGGTTGGACATCATTTGGCTTTGTAAGGATTGCAAATGAGACCGAACACAGACGATCTATTGAAAAAGATAGACGAGTATGAAATTGCAATTTTGAAAGCTGAAATCGCGTATCTCAATGCTAAATGGCAACTAGCTACCAACATGATGGGCTTGTATGCAGAATTTTCCAGGAGATTGGAATCTCAATGAAAATGAAAATCTCGCATGAGGATGAATGGACAGCTGCAAAAGTAGCCATTGAGCGAGTTGAAGAAATCGAAGGCAAGCCAGATCATGTCTCTCGATACAATAAGAACTTGTCATTTCACGACTATATCTGCGAGATAGCAGAATCGGTCGGAGCTGAAATGGCTGTGGCGAAGTACTTTGGGATTCAGGATTTCAACCCAAGAGCTTCTCGATTTAAGCGCACAGCGGATGTCGGGTCAATCATCGAAGTCAAGTGGACAAAGTACGATCAAGGCAGTCTCATCATCTACGACGGCGATCGCAGTACAGACATCGCAATCCTTGTCACGGGAAAGAGCCCGAATTATGTGCTCAAAGGCTGGATTCCGGTGGCGATTGCTAAGAATCAAAAGTGGCGCAGACGCGACCAACCTACCTACTGGGTCGAGCAGTACAACTTGCACCCAATCGAGAATCTACGAAGGAGCAGTCATGGAGAAGCTACGCTTCCAATGTCGGGTTGAAAAGAAAGTCACA